AGGATTTTTTCCGGTTAAGTACATTAAAGTTTCATTATCAGGTTGAAAAGAACCTAACTTTTTTTGTCTAAGATTAATTTGATCATTAACATAACCGTCAAAATTTTCACCTACTATATTTGCCATAACTTTTAACTATTTAATAATTCATAATCTAAAAGAATTTCTGATATTTCAACTGGGATTCTGATTTGTTGCCCTAAAGGGGGGTATAGAGTGTTAAAAGGTAATTTAGGATTAGCCATAGGTATTATCCACCATAATGAGGGATCATCATAATATTCATTAGCGTATAAATCATACCTATCTTCTTCTTGTGAAATGACATAAAAATCAGTATCCCTATAGGCCACCTCAGGATATTTAGCCCCAGCATAATATCTTTTTCCCTTAGGGTTTACTAAAATAGGTATTGTATTATATCGATTCATTATTATTAAGGTGTAGGATCAGCGGGTAAACTAATAAAGTTAGAATCTAGATCTATAATTTTATTCTCATCAGCAGCTATAGGTACAAAGTTAAATCCATCAACTTTAATAGCTATGGGTAATTGCATGCCTGTTAATCCCGTTTCAAAACCAGCGTCAAATATTGGGTTTAATGTAAAACCTTTTAATATACCCGGAACATTATTTAAATAATCCCCAAATGTAAGTTTAACAAAATTTCCACGTAAATATCCCTCATCACTATAGTTAGGTGCTAAAGATCTTATTAATCTATTTAATCTTTTATAAATAACTAACATCTGATCAACTTCAGGGGTAACTATAGTGAAACTTAAATTAATATTTCTCCCAAAACCATCATATCTATAAAAAGGATAACCTCTACCTACATAACTATATTCACTATAATTAGCATTTATACTATCAGAAAAACTATCAACATAAGCCTGCCAATATAAGTATTGGTTAGTTCCTGGAGTATCAGCTTCAATTAAGTTTAAATAAAATTTAAATAATTGACCCTCGGGAGGGGTATTAGAGACATTAGCATATCCTCCTTCAGCGTTAGCTAATTTTTTATGAAGTTCTCGAGTTTTGTCTCTACTAAATTTATCACCTGAATAGCTACCATTATCAGTGGGTGAACCATAATAGTAAGGTGTAAACTCAGGATCAGATATAAATTCACGAGATTGACTTACATCAGTGTAAGTAGGGTATATTTGACTAGGGCTTGATACTAAACCTTGTCCGTATTTAACACCAAATGTAATACCACTGGGGTCTCCATCTTCACTAATACCTTTTACTACCCCAGGGTATAAGTTAGAGGTCCCTAGATATCTAGTAGCATTTATCTCTCCAGCTTTAACATCTTTACCATAAGTTATAGATTTTCTTCCAACTTGATAGGTTCTTAAGTTTTTAGGATTTTGACCTCCTTCTATAGGAGCGGGAGAAATGTATCCTTCACTACCAATAGTATAAGTAGATCGTTTTATTTTTGTCTTTAATCCAGTAATACCCGCTCCAGGACCTCCAGCGTAATTTAAAATTAGATCATTATCTAGGACAGCTACACCATAGTCTTTAGCTTTAAAAGCCTCGGCTACTGTTAAAGAAGGATTAAGGACATTAGAAATAGAAGATATAAATCCTTGACCAAAAGCTTGAGGGCCAAAAATATCTATAGCACTAGTTAGGGTTCCAATATCTCCTAAGAATGGAGTTTGAGAAGAATTAGGAGAAGATGAAGGTGTGGAAGGAGGGGGAGGGGGAGTATTATTTATAAAAGCACTTCCAATTTTAGATTTTTGAAGTAAAACTAATCTATTAGAATTAGGTTGAGAATAAGAATTCTTATATAAAGTATCATATTTATCTCCCCCTAAACTAAAAGAAATATTACCCAAATTAATATTTACACTAGGTACATCAAAAGGAGTTACACCTAAAAGATTAAGGTGAGTTCCTATAGCATTTACTCCAACTTGAGCTAAAGTATTAAGAGGAGAATATATATTTTTTGGATCTCCAGGTACTCTTGGATTTTGAGCGGCTAAAAGGTTAGTATTAGTTATAAATCTAAGCCCATTAAAAGTAGTAAATAATTTAGTTAACCTAGAAACATCCTCAGCTCCTCTTCTTAAAGCTCCATCTCTTAATATAAAATCAGAAGTACCAATTAGTCTTTCATCCGGTATGGATTTAGTAATGAAAGGTTCCTTACTACTACCCAAATTAGGTCTATCAAGTCCATATTTTAAAGACTTGAGGTCTGTTTTTAGGTTAATTAAAGACATTTAATTAAAAAGACCTTCCTTCAGGAGTATTATTTCTATAATTATTTGAAGGTGTTTCACCATTTAAATCTAATTTAGAAGGTTTAGGTTTAAATATTAAAAAAGGTTTACCATTTAAAGAATATTCATTATGCAATTTAGATCCTTTGAAAAAAGGGATTATAGCATCTCCTCCATTTAAGTTAGAATAAATTGATCCTTGTTTAAGTAATTGATTAATTATCGCCATGATTATAAATATTTAATTATTGCATTTTAGTAGATCCAACATTTAGGGCGGTACCTACTTTAGTACTATCTAACATTATAGTACCTTCTTTAGATAAGATTTGATTTAAAATGGTATTCATTTGATCCATTTTAGCTAATAATGGACTTAAATCTATTGAAGGTGAAGAAATTGGAGTTTGAGTTTTTCCTTCTCCACCACCTAAATCAGTTCCTGCTATTACAGTATCTTTATCATTTAATTTAATAGCTCCTTCTGGGGCTAAGAGGGTACGTTTGCCGTATCCTCCTTCTGACATGACATCATCTCCTTTAAATGCTTGTAAAGCTCCATAAGTTAAAGCACCAGCAGCTAATCCTGCCACTACCGCACCTATAGGTCCAAATAAAAACATCCCTGCTAATGCTCCTACCATGGTGCCTATAGCAACAGCTGAAAATTCTAATATCCCCGCTAATTTCTCAGCTGCTCCTGCTAATCTTTCCTGAACTGAAAGGGCGGTAGCTGTACCTTCGGCTTGTTCAGCTGTTCTATCTGCTGCTTCACCAGCTTGGGAAGCTATACCTTCTTGTTTTCTTAAGGCATCACTTAATTCATCAACAGTTAAACCAGCGGCATCTGCTAAAGATTGTTGAGCTATAACATTCATTTGAGCAAACTCAGCTGAACTTCCAACCTGTTTGGCTATTTCAGCAGCTGCCCCAGCTGTGTCACCCTTTAAAGCTAATAATCTAGCTTGTTCTAGGTTTAGATCTCTACCTGTCAATAATTCAGCTTCTAATTCAGCTTCAATACTTGATTCAAAATCAAGTAATTTACCAGCCATTTTAGCTGTTTGTTCCATATTTAACCCAAGCATTTTAGCTTGAGCTACAGCTTTTACTAAACCACCTGGTGCTTTTTCAAGGTTTAATCTTAAAGCTCCTGATATTTTGTTAGCTTCATCTAATATTTGGCGAGTATTAAACCTCATTCCAAATTCTTTTTCAGCAGCTACTAAAGTTTCTAATTGAGTATCTTTAAGACTTTCTAAAGATTGACCAGTAGCTAAAGACTGCATAGTCATATTAGCTAGAGATTCTTCAGATAGTTTAAGTCTTTCTCTTAAAAAAGTAGCTGATTCTAAAAGTTCAGAATCAAATATAATAGCTGTACCTCCTAAAGCGTTATTTAAGTCCCCAACTGTTTTAGTTAAAGTATCAACATTAACTCCTATAGTATTACTAGCTATAGCGGTAGCAGCTAACTCATCATTTAAATTAACAGCTTCAACTTTACTTAAACCTAAATTTCTTTGGAGATCAGCTGTTCTTGTGTCTATTTTTTTTAAAGCTTCAAAACTCTTTTCTAAAAGAAATGAAAATATATCAGTTGGTTTAATAGCCCCAGCTATATTTTTAGCAAAGTTTTTAGTGACACCAGCTATACCTCCACCACTTGCTCTAGCGTCATCTAAAGCACTCCCAAGTAATTCAGCAGCTTCACCTGTGGCTCCAAAAGTTTTGAAAAGACCATTAGCTTCTCCAAGCATTCTACCCAGTAACCCAGTGCTGTCAACCATCTCATCATTTTGGTCTCGCAAAGTTCCTAAAACAGTTAGTTGGGCATCTAAATTATTTAATAAATTATTCTTTTGTTCATTAGTGAGTCTAACACCATTTCTTTCTAAAACTTCAATTTTTCTTAAAATAACTTGTTTTTGCTGTTCAATTTTTTCAATTTCTTTAGCTATATCCTTAGAAGCATTTTGTCCTCTAGTTATTTTATTTATAATCTTATCCTGTTCATTTAATGATTTATTAGATATACTAACAGCTCTAGTTAGGTCTTGGCCTAAAGATCTAACTAAAACTTTAGCTGGGCCTGTGAGTTGGTCCATAACCCCAGCTATATCGGTTTGAAGAGAAGCATTTATACTTTGAAGAGATGAATCAATATCTCTAAAAGAATTTCTTGTTTCATTTAATTCATCATTAATAGCCATATTGGAAAATTTTGTTATAAATATAAAAAAATAAGACCCTTACTTATAAGTAGGGGTCTTTAAAAACTCAGGCGCTTTAATTTTACCTGTAGAGTCTATAATGGTTTTTTTATTTGGATTTTTAGATTGTTGGGCTTGTTGGGCTTGTTGTTTATCATTATAATATTTATTTATTCTATCAAATGTAAATTTTCTAAGCCAAATGGGCATATTATATATAGTTTCCCAATCATATCCTCCTTGCCCATGAAATACTATTTCATGAATTTGAGTGAACAAATTTCTCCTATAGATAATTATCTCCTCAGATGTCAGGGTAAAGAAAGCTTGGGCCAATTGGGAGGGGGAGAGGTCCATCTCCACTATCGGGAAAAAAAGTTAAATCAACATCGGGCTGAATTTTAACTATATAATTTCTAAATTCTCGAGCATCTTTAGCTAGTAGATAATTATCTACAAATTCTCGTATATCTTTAAGTTCCCTATTTCCTCCTACAGAAGTTAGGATATATTTTAATCTAGTAGACCCTTCAGGATTATTTTGATTAATTTTTTTCAAACCTTTTAATTCACTTTGAATTTTCTTTTCATCACCATGAGTTAAAAGTCTAAAAGTTACATCAGTACCTGTATGAGGTAAAGTATAAGAAAATTCATTTAGGCCCTGGGTGAATAAAGACTCGTCAAGAAGTTTGTTTTCTAATTGAGTTAGGTCAACTGTATGATTTTCTCCTTTGTAAGTAAATTCATAATCTTTACCATAACCTAAGATACGAGCAGCTATTAAAATAGCATTTTTATCTCCAATTAAAAGGTCATCATAATTAAATTTAGTAATTATAAGTGATTGAAGTAATTTATCAATCATAGTACCATTTTGAATATAAGACTGGTTTGTTAGAATATCTTCTTCACGGGCAGTCATATACTTCATTTCAATCTTACCAGAAGAAAGAGGATTATCTTTTGAATATAAAAGACCTTTTGAAGGTAGTTCTATAATTTCAGTGGGTAACTTTAATTTATCAGTTGACATTTTAATAACTTTGTTTATTATAAATATATGAGAATAAAAAAGAGCGCGATAAATCGCGCTCTCTTTCTGTGGTTATTTTTATTAGAAATTTAATACACAATAATCAGGTTGAACTGTCATTGATAAATTAATTATTCCGTCATTATCCCAATTGTATTCACCAAAATTTGATTCAGTAATTAAAGCTCCTTTAATAATCCATTCAGATACTACATCACCTACAGGACCTAAAACATTAAATGTAAGATCTTTTTTATAGAAATCTGAATAACCATCTCTACCAGTTACAGATTCATGATGTAATCTCACCCATTCCATTACTGACTGGGCACCTGAAGGTGTAATAGGGTCAAACAATGTAAAAGCTATAGTACTCCATTTTGTTTTACCCTTTATAAATCTTTGGATGTTAATATGATTGAGTTCAAGAGCTCCTTGTGTTACTGTTATAGCTCCAACAGCTTTTACTAAGTAACTAGGAAATCCATCCATATACATAATAAATCTATTTTGCTGTTTGGGTTCAAACGGTGTGAAAAATATTTCGTTTGGATCTAGTACTGCCATTGTCGTATTTTATTATAAATATTATATATTTAAATTCTTAATTATTAGGCTGGGAACTCAGCTCCTGTTGGTAATATGTTGAAATCAAGTACTATAAATTCAGCTGTTCTGGTTGGTTGAATGAAAATCTGACCAACTAACTGATTTCTATCAATTACATCAGGAGTATTATTTGAGTCATCCATGACAACTTTAAAGGCGTACACACCTTGTCTTTGTTGAACACTTTCAAGATATGGATTAACTTGAGCTAAGAATGAATTTCTTGTAGCAGCTGTATTTTGTTCAAATACTAAGTTATTAGCTACTTGACCAATAAAGCTCTTAAGTTCAATTAACAATCTTCTAACATTAACTCTGTCAAGAGCACTAGCTTTTCTTTGTAGTGTTTTCTGACCAAATACAGCAGGGCCTGTAGCAGGGAATGTAGCTATTGGGTTTACATTATCTTCATATAATGTATCTCTTTCTGATCTTTGAAGTTTTCTTTCAGGTCTAATAACTTGAGCTAACCCTCCTCTGTTTATACCTGCTGGAGCAAACCAAGGTTCAGCTGAAGCGTCATTAGCAGCATAAACACCTGGGATTAAAGTTGAAGCAGGTACCCAATTGATTTTTCCAGTATCAGGATTAAAGATTTGAGCCCATGGCCAGTATGTGGCAGCATAACTAGAATTAAAATTCCCAGCTTGTGTTGTAGTTTCACTTATAGTAGCTCCATATCTTACTAAGTCAACAACTGCTATAGCGTCTCCTCTATTTTGTGTGTTAGTAACAAGAATACCTAAAGGACTAGCGTGATATTCATTTAACAAGCCTGGTGCTGTTATTACTTTATAAGAATATTCTTCTTTATTAGCTAACAAACTGAGAGCTGTAGTATATGAAGCAGCTACTAAACCTTGAGTGTTGGTGCCTATATTTTCATAAAAATTATTTGTAGCTGATAGAACATTGCCTGTACCTCCAGTAAATGAACCGCTACCTAAAATAGGAATAGAAGTTGTATATTCAGATCTAGCTGTTCCATTATTGTCAAAATAATTAGGAGTTGGAGTTATAGAAGCTACATAAACATAGTTACTATTGTTTGGATAGTTTCCTACTGATTGAACATAAGTGTTACCATCAGAATCAGTTATTACTTGTTGATAAGTATCACCAACTATTTTAGCTATGTAGTTATCCTGTTCAGGATCTAAAGATATATTAGCAAATGTTTCAAGAATAACTTTTTCATTAGTTACATCATCCCCTCTTCTAATCAATAGAGTAAATGTACCTGAACCTGTGTTAGCTTGTGAAATTTCCCATCTAACATTATCTGAAGTTCCGTTTGTTAAAGCCCCAGCTGAGTTTTCAGATCCACTACTATTCATAATAGTTCCCTCTGATATAGTCTTAAGGGTAAAAGCAGCGTTTCCAATAGCATCAACTCCTCCAGCTAATGTGACTTGAGTATCAGTTGTATCTAAGAATAAGTCAGTGAAAGATCCAGTTTCAACTGTGATACCATTACCAGCAGTACCATTGAATGAAGCTGAGATACTAAGAGTAGTACTGTTGAAAGAAGCACTAAAGTAAGCTGAAGCACTAGCGTTAATTTCACTAACCAAACCACTTAATCCATTTGTTGTGTACCAATAATAATTTGAAGCAGGAGCATCTGTTCCTGAACCTGAGAAGAAATAGTAATTAGCGTTGTTGTAATTGATTTTCAAACCAATAGGACCAGTAGCGGATGAAACCCCAACATTACTAAATATAAATGATCCAGTAGCAGGTCTTCCAGTTACAGAAGTAACATTATTTTGAGGAGTAGTACTTATAGCTGAGGTCCAATCAGCTGACTTACTGACTACTCTAGTTACTAATAAAGTAGTACCACCATTTTGGAAATAGTTATAAGCAGAAATTGAAGTAAGATAAGAATAAGTTTGGTTTCCACTAACAAAAGTAGTACCAAATTTATTAACATACTGACTGTATGAAGTTACTACAGTAGGAATTTCAACTGGTCCTTTAACTGTAGGACCAACAATAGCGGCACCTACCTGTACCGGTTGTTGAGTTATAAATGACTGGTCATTTTCTCTTGTAAATACACCAGGTGATACTATTTGTTCTGCCATGTTGTTTTATGTGTTTAATTCTTATTAGGTTTTTGTAAATAGTCCTGAATCTAGATCTATAGATCCATTACTATATTTTTCTGTCAAAAGTTTACCTAAACTAGTTTCTTCTTCTTGCAATCTAGCTAAAGATGTAACTAATTCATCTTTTTGAGCTTCTAATACTTGTAATTGATATTCTACTTGTCCAAATCTAGAAATTAGATTTTGTTGGGTAGCTTGTAACTGCTTGATGTTGTCAAGTTCTTCTTGGGATAACTGTATTTGTTCACTCATAATATAAATATTTTATGTTTTCTATAAATATTAGATTTTTTTTCAAAAATTTCCTGTATCGGTATTTTGTGGATTTTTTACATTAATTGATTTTTGAGGACGGTTATTAACATCATTAATGTTAACCACAGTTTCAGTCTCAACAATAAATTGACCTGTACTAAATACTTTTTTATCTACTGTTAAATCTTTTTGAGGAATATCAGGTATAATATACCCATTCATACTGATATCAAAAGTGGCTTTAGCTATTCTATCTTTACCATCTGTTAATTCTGTAATAGTAGCTATAGAGTCTATATTAGCTTTAAATTTAAACCTTTCAGGATTACCCCAATAAGAATCTGAAGCATATGTAACTGATTCAACTATTTTGTTAAGTTGTTCCATGTAATAAGTTGTAATAGCGCAACTGTAACTAACTGTTACATGGTTAGGTACAACTACAGCATAAAATTCATTTATAGGAACTCTATTATTAAGAATATTAAATTTATCATAAGCATTTTGCTTATTATATCTTTTTTGAAAATAAGCTACATTAATAGGATTATTAGCGTCTAATTTATTATATTGACCTTTAACAGGAGTAACAGAATTCCTTTTAAACATTATTATAGGAGCCATAATTTTTCCTTCCTTGTCTCTATAATATCCATCACGTTGAAAAGATTTCCACCTTTCAGGTGAACCATATATGACAGGGACTACTATTCTTTGCCCATTTTGTATTACAAAAGGTTTGATAACATTTTGAAAATAATACATTATAGACTCATCTATATCTTTAAATTCTATAGAAAAAGGCTTAGTAGTATCTCCTTTAAAAGAATTTTTATTTCCTCTATTTAATTCTTTAGCTTGACCAGTTGAAATCTCATATTGAGATTTAGGGGTTGGAGTTCTTCCTTTAGTAGCCATTAGAGTCTTGTTAATTCTAAGCCTAGCTTATCAGCTGGGGTATAGTGGGTTGAACAAATTATTGAATAATTAGAACCGAATTGGCTTAATCCTGGGTTTAATGGGTTAGTTTCATTTGGATAGTCTGGGTCTTTGCCTAAGAGATATTGGTTAGAGTTAGTAGAATCTATTATATAAAATGCCTCATTATATAAAATAACATCCCCAACCTCAGGAACTAGACTAGCATCTATTAAATCTTCTCTTAAAAATCTAAATGTAGCATTTCTTAAATAATCTACTCCAAAATCATCAACTGCAAATTGTTGATCTTGTCTTTCAACTAAACAATTAAATAAAATAGGCCCATCAAAAAATTTACCTTCAGAAGCCTCACCATATATGTTAACTGTTGTTTGTTCTAATTTGTATTTGTAAAAAGCGCATTGTTGAGTAATAATATCTCCCATCAACTCTCTAGTGATAGTTGTGAATAGATTAATATCTCTAGATCTTCCAAATAGTGCCATTAGCCAACATAAATTGTATAAGGTACATTACTTAATTCCTTTTGCAAATTATCAGATTCTTGCGCTCTTTTCTCTAGTAATTTACTTCTAGAAGTCTCATCTAAATATGCTCTTAATCTTTCAATTAAAGATGTTTTTTCAGCTGTAGCAGCTGTTATTAAATCTCCATGGTTTAAAGTTACTTCAGAATTTGGTATAGGAATAGTTGAATATTTACCTCTAATATAACCCAACATTTCTTTACATAAAGCTAAAGTATACTCAAATATCCATTGTCTACCTATTGAATTTATATAAGAATATGTTGGGTTAGTATAGGGAACATTTGAAACATTAGTTATTTTACCCTGTCCCATACTACCAGATACAACCGGATTATTACGGTCAGATTTTAAAATATATTCAAAGTGTAAAATTTGATCTCTAAGAGGAATTGGAAAAATTCTTAATTGATTATTAATCAATTCAAAGCTATAGTTAGATTTTCTAATTTGATCATTAAATTCAATAGCTTGAATTTTTTGTAAATCATAATTAATAGGCATTAATAAGAAATTAATACCTGGTGAGTATGAACCAAATCCAAAAGCTTGAAGTAAACCTTGAACATCAGTACCTGTACCAGCATAAGGATCAAAATATCTTATAATAGGAGGAAGAGATTCATAAAAAATTCTCTTAACCTCTAAATCTCCAGCGTCTATACTTTGACTAATAGCCCAGGTACTTAAATTATATTTTTGAACACCTGGTTGTAAAGCTATACTACCTGTTCTCCAAGTCACACTACCTCCTACCCCAGCTTCAACTCCATATTGCTCAGAAATTCTAACTATAGTACCTAAATTAGGACGTGTTAGAGTATTATTTAAATTTGAGCCTGTAGGAGCTCCTTCTAAAGATAGATAATTTTGAGCTACTTGATAAGCATAAACTTCATTACCATATATTGTTATAGCTTCTTCAAAAGCTGAATAAAAGTTAATGTCTTGTAATTCTACATCTACTAAAGGATACCCTAATCTTCTAGCTACAAATATAGCTACTTTATCAGCATCAATTTGAAAGTCTGTATCATCATCATAAAATCCAAAAGGTGTATCACCTGGGAAGAAAGATGATGAACCAGGCCAAATAGGAGTGTTTGCCATAGTGTTTGGATATAAATATTAGGTAGTGGTAAATGGGTTTGGATTTGAATATGGCCAGTGGGCTACTAAAGAAGGAGTTCCATATAAAGCTAAAGAAGCTGTAGTTTGAACATATTGAGGATATATCCTTTGAAATCCTAAAGGATCTAACTCAGTATAAGAATAATCTATAGCCCCAGAATAATATATATCATTACTGGGATCTTCATTAAAAACTTTCATTTGAGGGGTTTTTATAGCGCTAGCACTTAAAAATTGTTTAAACTGCTTAGCTGTAGCCCCAGGATTCATTTGAAAATACAAACATGCTATGCCAGCTATTTGGGGAGCTGCCATTGAAGTCCCAGATAAAACTACCATATAATCTGTATTATCTAATAAAGGATTAATATTAGAATTATAATTAGGATCATATATGTTATAATTTTTTACTGTATAAACAAAATCCTGGGTATCATTGTACCAAACATAATAAGGATGTCCCGCAGCTGTTATTACAGCTCCTGCTGCAAATATATCAACGGCTGGCCCTATAGTTGTAAAACTTGAAAGAGCTATAGAAGCAGAATCAGAAAAGACCCCCCACCCAGGAAATGTTGAACCTGAGCCTATACCAAGAATAGGTTTTGTTACCCAATTTGTAACTCTTCCATGGTAATAAGGTGGTAAACCTGGGTTATTCCAATTTGGTGTGCCATATAAATTATAGGTAAATGATCCTGAGGAGGGACTCCCAATAGAGGTTATAGGTGAACCTGGTATTACACCAATTGGTGAAATAGATCCTACAACTATAGTTTTTTCACTATAAGGAGATCCTAATCTATTAGTAGGAATACTAGTATTGGCTGGGAAAAGATTTACATCGTTTGAGATTGTCTTTAAAGAAGAACTATATAACTGATTATTATATTGGGGATAATCAGGTGAAAAAGTTCTTGTAATAATACTTTGATCATTCCCCGCAGCTCTTATAAAAATTACCCCAGCATCTTCCATTTGCTTGCATAAAATTTGCAATTCATCTAATTCAACTTGAGCATCTATTCTATATCTCCAATCAAATAATACTTTATTATTATAATCATATTGAGACTTTATAGCATATCTTAAAGAAGGTCTTAAATTTAAGCT